GGGATTCACAAGAGGAGGCATACAGAGCTAAGTCCGTAGCCCTAGGCGCTGGAGCTCCGTTTAAGGGAGCATCTAATGAGACTACTCCAGTAATTGCTATGGCAGTAGACCCCATTCATGCTAGGCTTGACACAGGGATATTTAAGCAGGACCCAGTCTTCAGCTTCAAAGGCCTGGTTAAACAGACTATAGAAGGTGGAAAAGCCTTAGAGCAGTGGATAGAATACTACCAGAAGCACAAGTTGAAGCTCAGGCAGATAGCTAGTCCTCGACTGCTGGAGATGACTAAACTTGGCACTATGATCTTTAAGACAGTGTATGATAGGGAGGAGCGTACTCATCCCACCTATGACCAGAACAACGGGTGGAAGGTGGTTAAGAAAAAGAATGTAGTGTTCTCAGGGCCTAGAGTCTTTGGAGTTTCCATAGGCGACCTTCTATTCCCTCCCTCCTACCAACACATTCAAGACGTGCCTATAGTAGCTGAGAGGCAGAGAGTCACCTTTGACAACCTAAAGGTTGCTGAGGCCTCTGGAAAACTGACTAATGTGGATAAAATCAAGGGTCAGGAAACTCCGGAGAGGACTAAGCTGGAAGATGCCAGGGAGGAAGCTGCTGGGCATAAGAGTTCCAGAAGGTTTGATACTACTTTGGAAGTGTTTGAGGTGTGGTGTAAGTATGACATAGACGGGGATGGCCTGCCGGAGAACTTAGTCCTAACCTATCACGCTCGGACTCGGACAGTCCTCCAACTCCGTTATAACTGGTACTTTTCCCAAAGGTACCCATACACAACTATTCCTTACACAATAGTTAATGATTCCCTCTACGGCATGGGAATATGTGAGATGGTAGAGCCGTTCCAGGAAGCCCTAACCAAATGGGATCGCATGGCAAGGGATAATGCCTACTTGGCTAACATTAGAATGTTTATAGTCAAGAAGGAGTCTGGGGTAGAGGATGTACCAAGATTGTATGCAGGTAGATGCTTCTTTGTAGATGATCCTAAGACAGACTTCATTCCCTTTGGCGGAGGGGATATCTACCCATCTACTCTAGCAGAGCGGCAAAACCTGTTCGGGTTGGTGGAGAAGAGGACGGGAGTAAGTGACTACCTTACAGGGAGAGAGTCTCCCATCATAGGCTCTCGGGCCACTGCTACCAGCACCCTAGCTCTTATCCAAGAGGGTACTAAGAGGGTAGAAGAGGTGCTGGAGAATGTTAGGGTAGGCTTCGCTGAGATAATAGAGAATTGCATCTATATCTGGATTCAATATGGGTTAGAGGGGCTGGATGATGTAGTGTTTGGGAACTCTGAGACTCAGGAAGAGCTGAGAAAGTTGTTCAACAACTTGTCCATAGAGAATGTAAACGGGGCCTTGGCTATAGACCTGACTGCTACCGATGCTAGTGGTAATCGCCAGGTTGTGCAGCAGTTGCAACTCCAGATCATTCAATCTATGATGATCTACCTGGAGAAAATCCTGGAGGCTGGTGGCCTAGCATTGCAAGCCCAGCAGTCCCAGCCACAACTGGCTAAGATGGTGGAAGAAGTTATGAGAGCGTCTAGAACCATGTTCAAAGATCTTCTCCACAAGTATGATATTAGAAACCCAGACGATTATCTTCCAGACCTGGAGAAATTCCTCAATGGCCAGAGCATCCCCCCAACTGGACCCTTTACAGCTTCCCAGGGAGGAGTTGGAACTCCTGGCGGACTACCTGGAGGACTTGCTGGGCAACAGGTACTACCAACACCTACTGGCCAGAATGGAGGCCAGGGTGTTCCTACACCAGCGATCCCTGGTTTGGGCTAAGGATGATAGAGAGATGAGAATAGCCCAAGGAAAAGCGCAAGAGAGTTTGAGTATGCTGGACATTCTTCCGACATTGTTGAAGGAAGTTAACGCTAAACTGGAGAGTCTAAATGAGTGACCCAACTCAGGCAGGAGCATCATCTATAACTCTGGAGGATATTGAGTCCTCCCAAAATGAGCCAAAACCAGTAGATCTTACCACTAAGCTTGATGGAGACGAAGTTCCTGAGGAGCTGAGGGGTAAAACTATGGCTGAGGTAATTGCCTTGCAAAGCGGGATGAAGGAGGCACTACTTACCTCTGAGGATGCTAGAAAGAACGCTGAGACTATGGCCGCTACTGCGGCTGCAGCTGCAAGTCAGCCTCCTGCCCCGGCACCTACTGCCCCTGAGCCTGAGCCTATGCTCACGGACGAGGAGATAGCTGAGATCCACCAAGAGGATCCTATTCGGGCGATTAAGTTGATGAACGAGCAGGCTATTAGGCTAGCGGAGAAGAACCTAGAGTCTAGGCTTGCACCTATGTTTGCGGGGACAGCTGCTAGCGTAGAACAGGCTGCCAGGGTGAGGTACAAAGAGGACTTTGAAGTTATTGGGCCGGAGATTGAGCAATTCATCCAGACTTTGCCTAACAAGCAAGTCCTCGCTAACCCCCAAGGCTGGGATGATCTGATAGCCTTGGTAAGGGGCAAGAACCTGGATAAGATTATTCAAGCCAAGGCTAGTGCAGTCAGCTCTAATGCCCAGGCTCAGGCCCAAGCAGAGCAGCAGGACCTAACTGGATTCACAACTGTGAGCAATCCTACTAAGGTCCAGACATTGCCGCATAGTGCAGATAAGTTGGATGCTGTTCAACTGGATATTTGTTCTAAGCTCGGAATGAGTCCCGAGGACTATATCACTTGGAGTAAGGTAACTAAGTAAGGAGCACACAGTGGGATTGAGAGAACTGCAGGAACTGAAGAAGAAGGCAGTAGCTGAGGAAAAAACAGCTCATGATAGGAAAGCTGAGCTGGATAACATGATTACCAAAGCAGACCGGTTGGAGCGTACCACCGGATCTAGTGGACTAGTTCCACTCACACCAAAGGCTGATATCTTGAATGCCTCAGATGTTCAAGAGAATCATCCTGATAAACACCTCAGGTTCGTTAATGTCTCTGACGATCAGAAGGTGCAAATGAGGCAGTCTCAAGGTTATGAGCGTCTGCCATCGGCTGATGGAGGAAAACAAGTCGGCCATCTAGCACTATTCGCTCAGGACAGAGAAATCCATGAGAAGCGGGTAGAGGCCATCAAGCAGCAGAACAAAGCTAGGCTTGATGCTCACAGAACTGAGGTCGAGCAGGTAGCCGAAGCAGTGGCTAGGGAACTGCAAGACCGTCATGGAATCCAGATAGACGCTAAGCGTCTGATGGACACGGAAGCGAGGTAATTACTAATGGCATCTGATGCTCCCGCCAGAGTAATGTCAGGCTTTGAGGCTGGTACTGATGTTCAGGAGTTTGTTCCTGGCCAGGCCGCTAATGAGCCTTGCATTCCAGGCGATTTCTTCTATATCGACACAGCTGATCTTGGTCAGATGAAGCGTGCAGGCACTGATCCGACTCTGATTGCAGGGATTAGTGAAGTCGATACAGAACAGGCTAGGGTACTCACCGCTAATGGTGCAGTTCCTGGTCGGATTCTCTCTGGAGCTAGTGTTAGGATTGCACTCTACAGTGCAACCCTTCCAGTCTACTCCACTCATGTAGGTAATAGTTACGGCATTACTAGGAACGCCAGTGGGCATTGGCTCCTAGATGTAGCCAAGACTACTACCTCTAGTCGTGTCAAGGTTGTCGGAATCTCTACTGATGAATCCGGCTTCGAGTTCTTCATCTGCCAGATTCATGAGAATATCCTGCAATTCTCTGATCTGACTGTTGCCACAGTGTAAGGAGCTGCTAAATGACTATGGTACGTGGCGCATTTAGTAATCTCCTTGCGCCTGGATTTCGGAAGGTGACCTTTGAGACCTATAAGGAACGGCCTCTAGAGGGAACCAAACTGGTGAATATGGAGAAGTCTCAGAGGGCATTTGAGGAAGACTTTCCTATCGCTGGTTTTGGGACTTTGATTAACAAACCTGAGGGTGCATCAGTCACCTACCAGGATGCTATTCAGGGTTCTGTCAAGCGGTATCAGTGGACTACCTATGGCCTAGGCTTCAGGGTTACTGTAGAGATGATGGAAGATGATCTCTATGGCATCATGGGGAATAGGATGTCTAAGGCCTTGGGTAGGTCTGCTAGGAACAACATGGAGATCGTTATGCATGCACCTTACAACAGTGCGTTTGATAACACTGTTGTGGGTTGGGTGAGTGGCGAATCTCTTTGTGACACAAGTCATGCACTAATCCGCGGAGGGGTTCTGTCCAACCGTCCTGCGACTGATGCTGACTTTGATCTACTGTCTCTCCAAGCTGCTTTGGAGCACTTCCATAACCTAACTGATGAGTCAGGCATTCCTAATGTCTTCATTCCTCAGATGGTAGTGCACGGCATTAACGATCACTGGATTGTCAATCAGGTGTTGAAGAGTGCTAACTTGCCAGGTACAGACTTCAACGACATTAACCAGGTAGCAAATGAGGGGTTGAGCCCGCATCTAAGTCACTACCTGACTGATCCTGATGCCTGGTTTGTGCTGGCGAGTCAGCATGATGTGAATTACTTTGATCGTAGAACTCCTACTTTCTCTAATAGCGATGACTTCCACACTGGTGACGCGCTGTTCAAGCTCACTCGCCGTAATGGGTCTGGCTTTAGTGACTGGAGGGGCGTCTATGGGACTTCAGGAGCATAATCATGCCGCTTGCTGCTGACTATAGGAATGTGAGAGCTGTTAGGACTAGGAAGAACAGGAAGCGTAACCTCTCTGCTGTGTATAAGCAGACATGGAATGGCCCTGCGACTCTGGACGCCAATGGACTTTCAGTTTCTCACAATGGAGCAGCCTCAGCAGGCACTACCAATATGACCCTGGGAGGTGCCCTAGGTGGTTCTATGGGAGCATATTCTAGGAACGTAGTGATTACTGTCACCCATGCTTCAGCTGTAGTAGCTATGAGTGGCACTATCACTGGTACAGACCAATTTGGTAATACTATCACAGAAGCCTGGTCTGTAACAACTGGTGGGACTAGTAAGACATTCACAGGGAAGAAGGCATTCTCAACTGTAACTCAAATCACCGAGGTTGTTGCAGCAGATGCCTCTGCGAACTCCATAGTCGCAGGTTCAGGAGTGGTGTTCGGCTTGGAACTCCCTGCCTCTAGCATCGTCATAGTGGCGGAAGAAGAGGATGGTGCAGTGCCTACAGCAGGAGTCTTGGTAGCAGCTTCGTCTGCTTCAACTGCTGACAGGTATGGGACATATGCTCCTAACTCTGCACCGAATGGATCACTAGTGTTCGTAGTTTACTACTTGGTAGATGCACCTGAATTGGCTGTAGACTGAGTTATCCGAATTTGGATAAGGGGAAATAATGCGATCTAGGCTGGCAATGCTTAATTGTAAAGAGATGGCAGATGGACCCTGGATTCCAGCTAAGGGTAACGAAGTTGGAGTGAAAATAGTTCATTTGATGGAAGGGGAACTGGTCAGGTTGGAGACTAAGTTCGAGGGCTCAACAGAGTACTATGAATTTACTGCTCCTGGCCAGTTTCCATTCCCTTCCAACAGTGTCGAGAAGTATCAGATCACTAAGCATGTGAAGGAAGGAGTAGATCCTTCACCTACTAGAGTGGAGGTTTTGCTTAAATGAGTCTTCACAGAGTTTACTTGGGCCAACTAACTATTCCTAATGCAGGGACAGATAGTAATGTGCTAGGAGCTCCAGAATTGTCTATGGCTAGGAGTCTAGTCCTCTACACTCCTGCTGCTCTCACTGGTACAGTCTCGGTTAGGACAGGGCCTAAAGAGGATAATACTTTTGCTCAAACCAGCATCACGACTATTGGTGGAAGTGATTTTACAGTTGCTGCTGCCAGATCAGAAGTAGTCGATGCTCCTGTGGGAGCTAAGAGTATTGCAGTAGTAAGTAGTGTAGCTGAAGGTGCTGCGCGAGTGTTTGAAGTCTATGCTGTTCTGGAGATTCCAGAGTGAGTTTTAGTATAGATTTGCGTAGCGGGAAGCAGGTCAAGCCTAGGCATGGTGGAGACCTGCATAAGATCAACTGTCCATTCTGTGAACTGGGATACTCTATGGTCTTCGTAGAGAAGAAACACAGCTTATCCAAGGGCGGAGAGATGACGGTTGATCTTGGAGAGGTTCGTACCTGCGTCAAATGCGGAGGACACTTCAAACTGAAGTATAGAATGCAGTTGTATGGAGTGCCTCTGGAGGAAAACAAGGGAATGCCTTATGCATCTCCCTATCACCCAAGAAGGAGTTAAGGCTTCATGGCTGCTGACAATTGGCTTGTCTATGAAAGCGCTAAGTTGAACTACGGAAATGGTGTCATGGACTTTGCTAATGA